TCGAGAGAAAAAAGACTTACGAACACCTCATCATGGTAGCAATAATGGCAGTGTTCCCAATACGCACGTTTTTATGCCCATTACAGCGCGGATTTCAACGGACGGATGCCCATTAGATGCCCATAGCAAAATAAAGGATTCCCAAGTGCCTACTTTATAAGCGGTTCTGACGCTACGTTTTTGGGCATCAAGATCATCGGGATGCCCTGAATTTCAGGTCTCTTTCCCCCCCATTAAAAGATCTCTTCAATATGAATCCGATAGACCTTCCCCAGCGCCATCCACGCGTAGGTGAACGCCATGGAGAAATGGTTCTCGCCCGTTCGGATATAACGATACTTCTTTGCGCCGGTCTCCTCGTTCTCATCGAGGATCTTGGCGTCGGCCGCCATCTGTTTCGCGAACTCTTCGATCTCGGGTGATCGGCGCGGCAAGATGACTCGCTTCTCACGGATGACAGCCCTTGATGCGTCAAGCGCTTCTGTGCGGTTGATTTCGACCTTAGCGTTACGGTTGTCCCACTTCGCCGCCCCGCGCTGATTCTCATTGAAGAAGTTGAGACAGACCTTGCCACGGTGGCGCATGGCAAACGCCCGGGTCGCGTGCGTCTCCGGAAGCCCATCGATGACGCATTTCCTGATGTCGTACTCTTGCATCAGAGTGTCGAGTTCGGAGAAGTCGTGGCAGGTTGTGAGATGCACCAACTGACGGGATGCCTTAGAATCGTCGTAGTTTTTCCTCAGTATCACCACATGAAGCTGCTTTCCCGTGTCAACGCCCATGACGTTTGCGCCGCTGTAGTACGGCTGCAGAGGCTTATCGCTGCAAAGGCTCAAGACCGACATGATGTCGAGCCGTCGCTCGAGGTCGGCCCATGGGATTCCAATTTTCATATTGTAGAACCGGTCGGGAAACCGGGTGGATCGGTACTCGTCCAGGATGTCGCCAGGATCGACCTTGACGGAGAAGAGCTGCGAGATCCGATACCCGTGGATCTTTCTGCTCGGTAGATCGGCCACCCACTCGCCCGCCGCAAGGTCTAACTCCGCCGAACATTTCTTACAGGCCCGATAGTATGAGCCGTCCTTTCGCGGGAGGATGATCCTGACCTCCTCGTTCAGCTTCTTGGGAAATTCCTTGTCGAGTGCCGTCCATTCACCACAGCTCGGGCATTTCAATGTCCAGTGCCGCTGGTCCGATTTTTCATACTGTTCGTCGACGCCATAGTCCGGTAAGGACGGGTTGGAGAGTTCGATGATGCGCTTGTAGTCCGAGTGGGCGACACGTTCGAGTGCGAGTGCCTTGGCGTCCGGTGTCGCCTCATCCAGCTCGTCGAACACGATCATGTCGGCCGGAACAGACTTCATCCCTACCGTGGACTGCATCCCCCGGAAATAGAGATGGGCTTCGCCGATCCGCTTCAGTCCGGCCGTATCGGTGTCGGTCATCCTCTTCGACAGGAACGGGTTGTCGCCCAGCATCGGGCCGACACGTGACTTTGAGAACTCCAGCACATCGGTGCGGGTCGGAAAGAAATACATCACGTTGAGGCCAGCGAGGCACGCGTGGATGCTCCTGAGCAACGCCCACGTTGTTCCGCCGATCTGGGCTGCCTTGGACAACACGACGTGAGGCGAGGTGTCATCGTAGAGTGCGCGAAGGTACTCGTGGTCCTCGAAACTGAACGGAACGCCCTCCAGCCGAATCCTCCCTAACGCCCAGTCGGCCAGAGGATCAGTAATAGAGCGGGTCTTGGCTGTCGCCAGCTCCCTCACTCTCTTCTTTAGGTATTGCGTCGAGAATCGTTCTGCGTATGCGGTCCCGCGTTTCTTCATTGTCTACGTTCTCCTTGATCGTGTCGATGAACGAGTCGATGAGTCGCCGGATGTCTGCCTGACACTGAGCGCGGATCGATTCCTCGGTTTCACCGTGTACGGATAGCCCTTTGGCGAGCCGCTGGCCCTTCTGGGCGCGATCGAGGACACCCGCGATCCGTACGATCTCCTGTACATCGAGGTCTTTCTGGTTCTTGAGGTCCTCGGCCAGCTTGGCGAGGATGAGGTCCCAGTACCGGTAGTGGCGCACATTCAGCGCCACGCGGTCAGTGGCGATCTTCTCCACGAATAGTTCCGCCGCCCGGCGATCGACTTTGAATCGTAGCCCGTCCCAGTCCTCATCTTTGCGCCACCGGCCCACCGTGTGCGGTTTGACTCCGAGCCGGGCGGCAATCTCGGAATTGGTGGTGACTTCACCGGTCAGATAGAGCCGACGGGCTTCTTCACGTGTTTTGCTCAACGCCCTCTTCATCGGTGACTCCTTTCAAAAACGACTTGGCGAGGTTGGTGAGGCCACGGGCTTTGCGGTCCCGGCCTGCGGTTCCGTCACTAGCGAGCTCGACAGCCTGCTCGATGAGTTCCTCCTGGTCGGGCGTCACCACGAACGACATGACCCTCGGGAGGACTTTCTCGGTCTTCTCAGCCTCCTCCTCCAGTTCCGCCGCGACGTCGTCAGCAGGGAATTCCAGTAGGGTGTGAAGATCCTCGATCTGCCTCTCGCCCTCAGGAATGAGACCGGCCAGATCGTCGACGCTCATTTCGCCGAGAAGGTCGTGTATGAGCTGCGCCCTGCGGATGGGCAGATCCTGTCCTTCGAGCCGGTTCAGGGTGGCGAGCAGTAGCTTGGCCTCCCGGTCATCGACATCCCACACATCGCAGCGCGCTTGCTCGTGGCCCAGCTCCTTGAGAATTCTGATACGGTGGTGACCATCGAGGACCTGATACTTGCCCGTCTCCACCGGATGCGGCCTGACCACCAGGAACGGGTAGCGTCCCGTTCGCTTGATGTGGGCCTTGAGCTTGCGCCGGTAATCCTTGGGCATGACGTTGGCGTTGAGCGGATGGGGCAACAGGTCGGATAATGGTATGAGCTTCGTCCCGATCCGCGAACCACCACTACTCTCTTTCAAATTATTCCCAGTCATGTTGACCATCTCCCAAAAGCCTCTCCATCAGAAACGACTGCGGGTCCCAGCCCACCACCAGATACTCCCTGTTGCGCCGTTTTTTCGCCTCTGTGGCCACCGCGGGGAGGTGTTGGTACTTTATCTCAATCGGGCGCGTCACTCGCCCGTACAGCGCCATTTTGTCCTCCAGTTCGTCAATCTCGACGACCTCGTTGCCGAGGGATAGCACCCATAGCGGGATCGCCAGGGATCGCAGGAACAGGTCGTCAAGGAGAGTCACCCCGGTCTTGGCCGTGAACGGGCTGGTGGGCCGCGACTTTCCCTCGAGGATCTCGTCGATGACCTTGTACTCCTTCTCGTAGGACATGACGCCCGGGTACGGCGGGTCGAAATAGACCACGTCGGCCAGTTGACCGGGCAGAAGTTCCATGATGTCCTCCTTGATTACTTTCCCACTGCCCTGAAAGACGCCCGCGTTGATCTGCTGGGCGATCTCCCAGAGCTTCTCCGGTCGAGTGAGACGGAAGGCGCCGACGTAGTGGTGCACACAGCTCTCGGTGATGTTCTCGTACTCGCCGCTCTCCACGCGGTGGATCGTGCCTTTTCGAACCTGACTCATGGGGTGAGCCAGAAGCGCGACCCGGATCGCCAGCAGCTTGTACAGCGCCGCCTTGGCGCGGCTCTTTGTATCGGCCGCCACCGCCATCGTGCGATCCAGGAACCGCGCGATGTTCCGGGTGAACACGCCAGGGACGTATTCGGACTCGATCCGGCCGGGCGGCTCCTTACTCGGTGCAGCCAGCTGCAGGATATCCTCGTAGGAAAGCCGCACCCGCGAGTTCGCGATCAGCGCCTCCCCCACCACGATGGATCGCTCGGCGATGTCGACGGACACGACATTGAAGCCCTGAGCCTTCGCATAGAGGGAGACCGATCCGCCGCCGAGGAAGCCGTCGAGTAAGGTCAGCCCGCACCAGTACTGCCGTGGGATGAGCCGGTCAATCTCCCGGAAGATGGTTCCGCACAGCCGCCGCTTTCCGCCGAGATAGGGCGGCAGTGCTGAGAAAATGGACAGTTTCTTTCGTGATCTTGCGAGCTTTGCCATCAGAACACCCTTGAATGTTGATCCACGCGGCGCCCTTGTGTGGCAAAGCCCTGCATGGTGCGCGGCATGGAGGAAAAAACGATGAAGAAGAAAACGAGATCGCCGAGGAAACGGGTCAAGAAGGCGCGGCCGACTCCCCCACCGAAGCTGCCCGAGGTCGTCGAGTATGAGGACTCTGACGAACTCGTGGTGTTCGCCTTCCGTCTGCTCCGCAGAGAGCGTGACATGATCCACGCGACCGCTGGGTCGGCCAAGGCTTCAAAGTTCGCCAGAGCGGTCCTCATGGCCGCTGTCGCCGGTGATGAGAAGACGTTCCGGAGAGTCGTCAAGGAGACGCGCAAGAACATCGAGTAGACGTTCTGTGCGCCAGCATCATCCCAACCTGCCCTAATTGACGTGCATATTTTATATATAACTACGTATGTCGTAGAGTGTGTAGTGTCTTCCATACGCGTATCCCGTACTTGTCTATGTGTACCTCGTACTCGGACACACCCACCCGCAGAACGTCTTCTTGACCAAGTGCATGGCCTTGAGAAACTGCTGGAAGTTGGGTGCATCCATTTCATGACGTAACTCATCAATCTCTGGCGGGAAGTAGATGACCTTGTCGGGGTGGGCGGCGCGCGCGTCTTTGAGATGCTTCTTCTCAAGGACGAGCAGAATTTGTTCGCCATCTAATAGACGGGACTCGATCACCACCCACTTCTGATCATCGGGAAGGGCTGAATCTTCTCCCACACCCATCACCTCGACATCAGCAGGAGGTTTCCGTTCCCTTAACTCGTCGTTCGCCAGATCTTTCAGATCCACTACTTATCTCTCTCTTTTAATACGTCAGGGTGCGGGTTTTAAGCCCTTATAAGATAGGATCTTAACTTCAGTTTTGGCCCTAACCCGCGCCCCGACAGACCTATGTTATGCTCACCGCGGAAACATGTTCTCGCCTCTGTTTCAGAGTAGGCGCTTTTTTCTGAGTTGTGGTGCCAGTTTTGGCCCAAATCGCACTTAACCTCTTTCTATATAACACTTTCAATCCTGCACCTCCGGAATCTCGATTTCGAAGAAGTCAGGATGATTCCTAGTAAACCGTCGGAGAAACTTGTTGAACTTCGGCTTCTTCACGTAGCCATCCCTCGTGGTGTCGAGCAGGTTGAATCGCTTCAGAAATCGGACCAATCGTTTCACCGTATCGAGCTGACACCCTGCTTGCTCGGCCAGATCATCGCGCCGGATCACCTTGGTGACTCTCAAGATGGCGATCATGCGTGGGAAAAAGTCTGCCTGTTCGATTCCGGCGTGCTTGGCTTTCGCCCTCTTATTGATGAAGGCGGCCTCGATCTGGTCGTAGTCGAGGAGCTGGCTGCTCGCGCGGCAGATATCCGAGTAGTCGTCGAGGCTGCAGTTGTCGTGCGAGTAGATCCGCGATAGGTACGTTTCGGCCATACGCACGTGCTTCGGTTCGACCACGAGCCGGGAGAAACTCTCATCCGCCGATACCAGAAGGGCAGCGAACGCTGTCGCCACGCGAGCGAGGTTGTTGCGGCAGTCGGACAGCGTGATCAGCGGCACGTCGACAGCGAAGCCGTAGACCTTGGACATGTCCTTCGCGCGAGAGAGGCAATCGTCCTCAGCGTCGGATGTGAAAATGATCTGCTCGGGAGAGAGGTTCCACACCCAGTAGACGACTGCGCGGAGCATCTCGGGAGAGATCTTCCGTTCCCTCCCTTCCACGCGGCGCCGGTTGATAAACGACAGATCGGTCAGGTCGCCCGAGTTGGCGAAGACCGCAACGTCCGTCCTCCGAATGATCGTGGGCGGCAGGATCGTCGTCAGCGATTCGCACCCAAAGGAGAAGTTGTCCATGACCAGATCCTTCTTCGGGTTGGCGATCATGATCAGCCTGGTCTGGCTCTCATACCCCTGGGACTGGACACGGTCGATCTGGAGAAATCCCTCCTCCATGGCTTTTGAGATCGTGCGCAGATCCCAGTCGGGTAGGTGCTGGGCCTCGTCCACGGTGAGAATTTTCCGGGAGTTCGCCGGGTACCGCCCTATTCGAACTTGCCATCCTTTCTGCCGGTGTTCGACCAGCGCGTAGGCCAGACCCGTGCGCGAGCCGGTCAAGCCCGAGAAGCAGTCGCCGACGCCGATGAATTCCGCGATCCGTTGATGGGTCTGGGTTTTTCCCGATCCTGAATCGCCAATGATCACGGTGACGAGCCACCCCCGGATGATCTCATCGTTGAATGGCACCCACCTCGGGCTGCAATACGTAAGAAGAACCGAGACGAGGATCTCCTCCCGCTCGTAGACGCGCGTAACGTTTTCGGTGAGGTCTTCGAGGATCTCGGGCCACGTTAGACTCTGAAAGGCCCGCAGGTGCCGAACGTTCTCCTCGGCGCGGAAGCTCTCGAAATCGTCCTCCAGAGCCTCCATCGACTCGATCAGGAAGGTGACCTGCTGGGTCTTGGGGTGGCTCTTCACCCATCCGACAGCGCGGTAACTGCCGGGTTTCGGATGATCGCTGGAGAGATAGTAGACCCTTTTCTCCATCAGCTCCTGCTTCTTGCCATCGATCATCTGGACGATGTTGCCGCTCTCGTCACGGGTCTGGGTGATCCTGTTGACCTTCTGGTGACAGAAGAACTCCTTCACCGTGGTGCGCTGCAAAATATCGATTGCCGGACGCTGGCCGTACTGGCACGCGTACTCGCGCAGCATCGCCTTGAGCTGGACGTTGGTCGTCATGCACGAGCCGATGTACTCTTGCGCACCACGCGCGATCACGATCGGCTCGACGCACTCGAAGCACTCGCCCTTTTTCAGTTTCGGGCAGAACACAACCCTGAACTTTTCAACGGCGTGGAATGCCTCGGAGGTCTCGCCGCAGACCGTGATCTCGCACACGACTTTCTTGTCGATGAGGTCTTTTCGTTCAATCTCGGTGAAGGACTCGAGGTTGAGGATCTCCTCGGGTTGGTCGTCCTCCTCAAAGGAATGATCCGGAGTGTCGTCGATCAGCTTTTGAAGGTCGGCAGCACTCAAGCCTCGCTTGTGAAGATAGTCCGTGACGTCCTTGTCACTTTTCTCACCCTTCAAAGGAAGAACCACGTTCTTGATCGAGCCCGCACCCGACGTCTTTAGAGCCCGCAGCACAACGTTCTTCACGGCAACCTGACCTTCGTGGTCGCAGTCGTAAAGAACGACAACGTCCTTGTCTTTGAATCGCGTGATCCACTCCGGCCGAAAGACCCCGGCTCCGTGCGTGCCGGTTACCGCCATGAATCCCTCTTGCTGGAGAACCAGTCGATCCCATTCACCCTCGCAGATGATGATCTGCTTGCCCTTATACTGGACCAGCTCGTCGAGACCGTAAAGCCGAGCAGGCGAGCCGTACTTGTACCGCCCCTCGGTGTAGTTGATGATCTTCGGGTCTTTCTTGGCGTTGTAGAGCCGGACGTTAACCACGTTTCCGCGATCATCGCGGATCGGGATCGTGTTCCGCTGTCTCTTCGGGTCCCACCCGATCTCGTACTTCTTGAGGATCGTGTCCGACAGACCCCGCTTTTCACGCAGCCACCGGCAGACTTCATCATTCGCCCAGAGGTTCTTGACCCACTGATTGACGAGACTCTCACGGATCGGGGGCTTTGCGGACTTATCTTTGAACGGACGCGGCACCCCCACCCGGTCGCCGAGTTCAAGAAGCGCGTCCTTGAAGCTCTTCCCGGAGGCGTGCATGAGATAGTCGAATGGACTTCCCTTCCCGCATCCAGCAAAGCAGCACCACTGGCCGGTCTCTTTGTTGAACGCGAACGATGGGGTCTGATCCTCGTGGAACGGACAGAGGGACGTCACCCACCCGTCCGACACAGGCCTCTGCTCGGCAAGATCCTCGTACAGAATGGAGAAATCACCGACCTTCTCCAACACGGCCTGCTTGTAGTGCTTCCAGTTATCGTTGTGATCAGCCATCGGACTCTCCGCGGTGATAGAGCCAGTACTTCTCGAGGAGCTTGAGAGTCAGCGCGTTCCCGTGGCGCCGGTCGCCAGCAAAAAAGAGGTGAATCCCGTATTTCACTGACCACGAGATGATCGAGTTCACAGCCGACTTGGGTTTCATGCGCGAGAACGCCGGCGCGGTCAGAAAGCCCGGCAGTGACGTCTCGACGACGATGGCGCCGTAGTCGAACTCGGCCAGGCGCTGGATCTCACGCTCGAATCTGGGGCGTCCCTGCCCGAGGGACGAGTAGGCGTCCGACTTGGTCTTCCGCTCGATGGAGATCCGGTCCTCGAAGCCGAGGATCGAATAGTCACCGGTCGCGAGCGTCTTGACCTCCGCGCGCGGGAACCAATAGGGCTTCTGTTCCCGGGTATCGACAACGACAGTAATCTCTGGCCGGGATCGACTCATCGGAGAACCTCCGCCAGACGCGTAAATCGACGTTGCTGTCGATTCCGCTGGACTATCCGAGGGATCTCCTCTCTCTGGCCGACCAGGACGCAGAGTTCCTTTGCACGGCTGATGGCTGTATACAGCCAGTTCCGCTGCATGATGAGCGGCCCGAATGACCGGTGGATCGGGATAACGATGATCCGCGCCTCGCTCCCCTGAAACTTGTGACAGGTCAACGCGTAGGCCAGCTCCAGATCGTTCTCGTAGAGAGGAAGCTCGACGATACGTTCGGGATTCTCGAAAGCGACCGTGATGGACCGTCCCTTCTTCTCGATCTCGCGGACGTAACCGAGGTCGCCGTTGATGATGTCGAGCCTGTACTCGTTCCTTGTCTGAATGACCTTGTCGGCGATCTTGAAGCGGATTCCGTCCAGCTTCGGATTGGGGTTGAGGCAACGCTGGAAGGCTTCGTTCAGCGCCTTACAGGACAGCACGGTCTTCTCTCGCAGCGGCGTGATGACCTGCACGTCACGGAGCGGATCGACCTTATACGACTCGGGCAGCCGCAGGGACACGAGGTCGAGGACGGTCTCCTTCACGTCCTCGATATCGTCACGTTTGATGAAAAAGAAATCGCGGGCGTTCGAATTGTGAAGCTCGATGTTCTGCCCGTTCTTGATCCGGTGACAGTTCTGAACGATGAGACCTTCGTCCTGGCGCTTGATGATCGTCAACTCCGTAAACGGGATCACACCGGAGGCGATTAGATCCTTCAGGATGTTCCCGGGCCCGACGGACGGGAGCTGGTAGGTGTCGCCCACAAGAATCAGCCGTGTTTCTGGTGCAACAGCGTCGATGAATCGCGCCATGAGCGATACATCCACCATGCTGACCTCGTCGAGGATGATGAGATCAGCTTCTATCGGATTCGCCGCCGTCCGGGTGAAGACGAACCGGTCGTTGATGAGCTGAGGTTCTAACAGCTTGTGGATCGTCAGCGCACGCGATCCGCTCTGCTCGCAGATGCGCTTTGCGGCTTTACCTGTAGGAGCTGCAAGAGCAACTCGAGCATCGGGGAACGAATTGATGATCCTCTTGATCGTGAAAGTTTTGCCCGTCCCCGGCGCACCGGTGAGGATAAACACCCCACTCGACATCGCCCTGGCGAGAGCGTCTTTTTGATCGTCGGCGAGCCCCTCGTAGTCCGGTTGTCCTTGTGACGGGACCTGCCTGACAAGTCTTTTGAGCCGCAGCGCGACCAGCCGCTCGTCGTCGTGGTAATGCTTGAGATAGATGGCCTCGCCGACAGCGCAGATGCCTCCGCTCTTTTCGAGTGGGTCCAGCTCAGCGTCGATCCTGTCCGAGGAGATTTTGAGGATCTTCTTCGCTTCATTGAGAAGCACGCCCCTCGGAAGACATGTATGTCCGTTCCCAAATGCTTGCTCCTTGAGAGTGTGGATGATGCCGGCCCGAACTCGTAGAGCGCACTCGGGATCGTACCCGATTTTGCGGGCTACATCGTCGGCTGTGAGAAAGCCGATCCCGTTGATCGCGTCGACCAGGGCATAGGGATTTGCTCGAATCCGTTCTGGAGCCTCTTGGCCCCAGACTTCGAGGATCTTGTTGACCGCCCGGCGACTGACCTTCGTACCCGAGAGGAGCTTCTTCACCTCGAGCTGGAGAGCCTCGCTCGCCTCGTTGTGGAGAAGCATCACGGCGATTTCTTTTGCTCGAGCATCTGTGATGCCGGATATATCTGATGCGACTTGTTCGGGGTGATCTTTACAGACAGGAAGCGTGTGCTCCCCATACGCCTCGACGAGACGACGAGAGATCTCTGGCCCGATCCACTTGCAGTTCTCCATAAGATAAGCTCGTACAGCATCGAGATCGGTCGGGTACGAAGTCTCAAACTCCTCGAACGCGAACTGCTGTCCCCATTTCGGATGATGTTCACGGCGGCCACGAAAGGAGTATTCCAGACCCACTTGTGGAGACAGCATGTTGCCCTTCACGGTGGTGCCGTTATCGAGAACCCCGATCATGAAGCTCGAGTTGTGGTACTTGATGGTCGAGAGGATACCTCGAACCTGTTCGTGACCGCCTTGCATCGCGCACTCCCCATCGTCACCGGTTAGAACGGGACGTTTTCCTCGTCGGCGTCCTCATCTTCAACCTCGATGGATTCGTAACCCGCAAAAGGAACCACATTGCGGATCTTGATCTTTCCCTCCTCGTCACCGTATTCTTCGATTCCGACGGTGATGAGGCAGCTTCGTCCCTTCAAAGATTCAGGAGTCAATTCCATCTCTCCGGACACGTCGAGCCCCAAACGGGAGCAGATCAACTTCACACGTTTGAGAGCCGCTTCAGAAAAGACCAAGTTGTCGAAGATGTAGCGGCCCATGTACTCGCCGGATTCGACCACGAACCGCAGCTTCCACATCTCGTCTCCATGCTTGGTGTGCGCCTCCTCTATCCGATCGAGGCGGCTAGGAAACTGCCCTTCCGGCAGCGGGGTGAAATCATCAAGGTCATCAATCGTGTTGAAATCAACTTTAGGCATGGCTATGCCTCCTTTCACGTAGCTGTGGCTCCGTCCTTCGTGGATTGAGCTGACTTAAATTTCTCGATGATGAGGTGAGCGTTCTCCTCGGTGAGATCGTCCAGATCAGCGGCGCCGTAAGCAGCAAGTCGCTGGGCGACCTGTTCCGGCGTGATATCGAACTGTTCGATGAAATCCCGGATCTGAGCCTTCTGCTCGTCCGTAGCGAACGATATGGGACGAGCCTCGCGCACGAGGTTCTCCCTGCCGAAAAGTCTCTCGAAAAGGTCGTAGGAGACCTCGAACTCTCCGGACGGTAGCTTGTTCGACCGATCCTTCAGGCACTCGCCCATGAATCGACCTTGCCCGTCTCGGTAAAGTCGAACAATCGTGTCGAACAAGTAGGGAAGGCTTTTCTCGCCGTCGAACGTCTCGCCGACGGCCTTCATGAAACCTGTGTCGCTGTAGAGCACCTTCTGGCGGGCGGTGACGACAACGTTCATGTCCAGCGCGATCAACTTGCGGACGAACTCTTTGAATTCAGCCTTGATCGTCATCCAATCGCGCACTTGCAGATCGTAAAACTCGAACCTGTATCCCTTCGATCCCTTGTTTCTCCGCAAGAAGATTTCGGACCACTTACGCTGGAGCGCGTCCCAGTAGATCGTGATGGGATCAATCACCAAGGTGAGATCGTTGTGTGGGTGCGTGAGCAACCATTCCACAGCACCCATCACGTCGTCGGCGTCGGACGTCTTCACGACCTTGAACTTGAACTCGTCTCCGTAAAGATCAGTACCTCGTTCGAGATCAATGACGACGGGTTTGGGAAATTGAAGGGCGAGCGTGGTTTTGCCAGCGCCAGAATCGCCCCATAAGAGTAGCTTGACGCGCTTCTCTTGCGTTTGGGCGGTCTGAAATGGGGACTCTCGACCACCCGTTCTGTGAGATGGAGGAACAGACGATGGCTTACGTTTCTGAGCTTCATTACTTCCAGCAGGCATTATCGACTCCTAATTTAAGCTTTTACAAACGTAAGGTGCTGAGTGATGCCTCGTCGCTGGCGCCTGCGTTTTCCCCTTCGCTGTCTGCAACTCGATCAACTTCGAATTCTTCTTCGCCGAACTCTTTTGTCAGAAGTCCGTTGAAGACCTGGGCGATGTGACGCCCGACGTCTGTCGTCGCGTCGACATAGCATCGGCGCCTTCGGGTATCCGAGGAAAACCAACCGTCTAACCGAACTCTGGAGCGTCCATAAACGCCCTCAGCCGACAGTACCGCGAGTAGTAGCGATTCCTCGACGGCGTCGAACGAAATCCCTGAAGCGAAGCTGTAACGATAATTTTCTCTGACCATTTCTTTGTCTCCATAAAACCGGAAAACGAATAAACACCTATTGATTACCTACCGGGAACCGTCGTGATGTGTCGGGAATCGTTGAAGATATTTAGGAAGTCCCTGGGACTCGAATCTCTTCCTCAAGTGCGTGATCCGGTCGTAGATAGTGAATCTTGGAATTTTGAGCAGGCGGGCGACCACGGAGACGTTGTCGAGTTTCAGAAGATCGCAGAGATCCCGTAGTCCCGGCGGGAGTGATGCAATGAAGCCCTCAATATCGATCTTTAGCTCAGACTGCTCGGACACAGGTCGTCCCCGTTTTCCGATGCGGAGAAGATACTCGTCTTGATCGATAGTCGCGTACCGTTCGATCGGCTCTCCGTCGTCACCGTTCACGTCATCGTTCAACGAGAGGCGACACCTCCGGTAGTCGCGTTTGCCGGCGCGTTTCGTTTCGATGATCGTGGCGATCTTGTTGTTTACGATCCTTTTGATGAAGGTGTTTCTCTTTGATCGCGTCGGATCATACTTCGGCAGGCGGATGAGGAGCTCGAGTACCAGCTCCTGCTCCAGGTCATCTCTATCCGATCTCGTAAACCCGTATTTCCCAATCAACTCTCGCGCCTTTCTGCGGATGATGTAGGACGCATCCTCGTCGATTCCGTCGTAACGATTCCTGAAACCCACTTGATTCTCCTTCCCCGCGGGGAGGAGCTCGTGTGGATGTCAGCCCGGCCTTAGAAGAGAGCCTCAAAAAGAGAGCGGAGGCGCCGTAGGATCGCCTGTTGGCGACACCCACAACGACCTCCGCTCTGCGGCCAGTCTGTTGTCTGGTGACCTAAATTGTTATCCGTACTTTACAGCTGGATCTCTTCCTGAAGTGTAAACGGGATCCCGTGCTTGATGACGATACGATCTACGCAGCCGCTTTTGATTTGTCGTAGATGATCAAAAAACTCTACGACCTCAGCCCTGAGTGCAAAATCCTCCAAAGAGAGTTCAGATCTTGGACCGTTTTCTCCACCAAATTTCGTCACCTTTACGATCTGGAGTTGGTCGTCAAGAACCGGCTGGCCGTTCTCGACGTGAAGTTCGTCGATCCAGCCAAAGCCGATATCCTGCATCAGCTCCATCAATGCTCTACTACGATAAGACAGATGCTTTTTTCTTGGCGAGTCCCGCATTGTGGGCCTCCTTCCTGCGCCAACTGACGCAAAAAAAAGCCCCCTGAGAGGAGGCCCAGCGAAAGTTTTCTCCCAGGGGGCGGCTACTCAGGTTTTCTGAGAAGCATTATTTCTGGCTAAGGAACTCACTGGGTCCTCGGCCAAATAGAATTATCGTGGCAGAAACTTATGCAGAAAGGAGTTAGGGAGACGTACATCTGCGCAGAAAGGTGGGATCAATTCACAGATAGTTGATTCTGTTTCCTATTCTTGGAAGTCTTTTTCTTCATCAAGATCTATCAGATATTTCAAATTTAGGGTCACTCTTGTCTCTGTAGTAATATCAACATCTAGAGCTGGAAGGATGTCCGGATTTATACCAGACGGAGCCAACTTCTTGTTACGAATGTCCGAAAAGAGACTCCGAATACACTTCATTACAGCGCCGACTTCTTCTTTATTTAGCGAGAGTCCTTCAAGACGTTCCGGGTAAACCTGTTCAATTATTTCTAGCACTTTGGCGCCCTTGTTCTGACGGCCTTTGCCCCGGCACCATTTGAATATCAAGAGTCTCATGAGCTGCATCTGCTTCGTCGGCCCAGTATTCCCGTAAGGGAATATCACATCCCCATCTTTTGCTCCTCTCGTCTCAGTACTGAGATGCAGAGATTTATCCTTTGTAGTCCATACTTTTGCTTTCGTAAACAGCAGTGAATCAGGCTTCGACTCTTGATATGTCTTAGACAACCGCTCATTCGATTCCCTAGGCGATTCGATCTGAATGGACTGCCCCGCAATATCACTCAGGGGGATCGTCAATTCTCCTCGACCACGATCATGAACTCGAATATCAACGCTGAAACCAGCAATTCCATCTATCGACTGATTGTTTTTTGATTTCGATAGTCTTTCAGGTAGCACCAACCGCACTTTTGAAGCGCCTGTAGCTCGAGTCAAATCTTCGATATGTTGAATTAAGTCAAAAGCACTCTGGTTCAGGAGCATGAGATAGCAGTCTGCAGGATCGCGCCCATCAACGGTTTTGCGGCCGAGAGGCAATAGTCTGCTTTTGTCCGGTGAATCTGTTTCTTTTATTCCTGCGTTCTCTCGAATGATCTTTGTCAGTTGGGAATGCTGTAGATATCTCTGATCGATAGCGTCCGAATCGCAGATCGAGTTGATGATATCATCACCAGATTCATCGGATTCCAGATCATCCAGAATGCCTTGCATGTGAGAATAAGAGCTTATGATGCTCAAAACATACGAGGATTCATTTGACATGATTGACGCAATACTCTCTTGCGCATCGCATATTCCAAGACCGATACTCCGATACTCTAAAGACGCCGAGAACTCCGATCGAACCTGATCCTGTAGAGTCTGCAGTAGCGCCGCATCCCGAAATCGCTTTTGAAACAAATCGGCGTCGTTGAGCATACGAAACATCGATGAAGAAGACCCTACGAGTCTCTCCAAATGTCCTTGCTGATAACCGAGTTCATTTGCTTGTACAATGTCCCGAATAGCTGCACTGGCGGCGCAAGGGGCAGGGTCGATGATCCGGAGAATCTCATCTACGGCAGGAGATAGACTGAGTACTCGCTCCACCTGAGCTTGCTGGTCGTACACTTCACTTGCTCGCTGATACTCACGAGCAATCAGGCTGGCGGCACAAGATTCAATTCCCGATCGATGTCGAAACACCCTCGCAACATCAGCCTTTATCGATTCTTGTCTGTCTTCACGGGTTGCCTGAGCATGTTTCTTGGTTGCTTCTTCTAGAGAAACCATTTTTCGCTGGACCTCATGTAGAAGGACTAATCTATACCCTAAGTCCTTTTAAATAATGGAGATATTCGCTGGCACCGCCCGCCAACGTTAAAAGAAAACCATAATGATAGACTAATTATGTCTAGTTTTGGCATTCTCCGGGTGATCATAAAACCGCCGTATAAAAAATCATTATATGATCTCTATTAAGATCGCTCAATAGAACGAAAATTAAAACACACGTATAGCGATGATAACTCTTTTAATGAAGGGCGTTAGGGAGAAGAATATCTTACGGTTTTATTTTTATCCATAACCGCCGTTGTTGTATCCAACTGCTCACAGAGGCTACAGGGCGAAGGTTCCTCTCCGTGATCGCGTCCTTCCCAGTCAACGCTCGGGGCAGAAGAAGAATTGCCTCTTGAACATCCGGCGCGAGATTCAGGAGGCCCATGACCTGACTGATCCTCGCCCTACTGACGTGACCTAGCCGTGCGAGGTTAGCATAGTCCTTCACCTCACCTCGCCGCAGAAGCCCATCGAAATGAATCGCCAGTGCCATGAGCCGGGAGATCCGTGGGACCCGGCCCGGCTCTACTGGACGTGGCGCCGGAGCCGATCCCTTCCGAATTCGTCGGCGACCTTTATTCCCGTTCTTGAAGTGGACCGGACACGTCACGGTGAGACCGTCGCCCATGGCTACGTCTCCTCCATACAGACTGCGGCTTCCTGAGCGAGGGCCTTGATGCCGCTCTGCCGGAATGTCAACGCGATGGTCTGCTTCTCGCCATCGAAGCCGATCCGCTCCACAAGCAGTCGTATCACACGGGCTTGCTCCCGCGGCGCGAGGGATTCCCAGACCGGATCGAACTGCGACAGCGCGGCGGTCAGCTCACCCTCATCGACAATCTCGTCGCGCGCGACAAGGATCTCGTCCCTGATCGTCGAGGATCGTAACTTTGCATCGCGAATTCTCTCCTGCAGATCGGCAAGCCGCGCAGTCGCGACTGATTCTCCGTCTGTTTTCTGCCCCATCGACTTCACGAGCTTGTTGACCTCGGTGTTGTACTGCTTGAGTTCGCGATCCAATAACCGACGATCATTTTCCAGCTCGGCGATTCGCCTCTCGGTCTGCGACCGAGCTTGTTTGAGGGTCTCGGCAATGATGGCCGGGTCCTTCCCGATGCACCGGATGCGGTCGACCACGAAAGCTTCGATCTCACCAGCAGGGAGGGACTTCGTCGGACACGAATCCCAGCCCATCTTCTGGGCGTGGGAGCAGACGTAGTATCGATACTGCTTCTTGCCCTTGGGTGTGAAGGTATGGATCATCGCCGTGCCGCAGGGGACACAATAGAGAAGCCCCTTGAGCAACGCGCCATATCGGTTCCGAACCAGCTTGCCGCCGTTTCGACCGTTCCGTCGCAGAACATCCTGAACCTTCTTCCAAAGATCCGCCTCGATAATAGGATCATGTTCACCGTCGTAGAGTTCGTTCTGATAGAAGACCTTGCCGACGTACGTGAAATTGGTCAGGTGATGATGCAGGTTCGTTTTGGTGAAGGACGACCCGCCGCATTCTTTTCCTCTTTTCGTCACCCACTGCTTCGTGGTCCATCCGCGACGGCTCAGCTCCTGCGCGGTGCTGATCAGCGACTCGTATTCCAAGTACAGCTCGAATATCCGACGGACTCGCATCGCCTCGTCCTGGTTGACGATCAGCCTGCCGCCGTCTGGATGCACGTCATATCCGAGAACCGGTCGACCACCGACCCACTTTCCTTTTCGACGGGCGGCCGACATCTTGTCACGCGTGCGTTCGGAGATCATCTCCCGCTCGAACTGGGCGAAGCTGAGAAGAATGTTCAAGGTCAACCGTCCCATCGAGTTGGTTGTGTTGAAATGCTGGGTGACGCTGACGAAGGAGACGTTGTGGTCCTCGAGTATCTCGACGATCTTGGAGAAGTCGCGGATGGATCGACTGAGGCGGTCGACCTTGTATACGACGATGCAGTCGATATTGCCCGCTTTCACGAAATCGAGGAGCCGTACCAATGCTGGCCGCTCCATGTTGCCGCCGGAGTAGCCCCCGTCATCGTATCGCTCCGGCAAACACACCCAGCCTTCGCTCTTCTGGCTCTCGATATACGCCTCGGCGGCTTCTCGTTGGGCGTCGAGAGAGTTGAAGTCAGTGTCGAGCCGCTCGGTCGTGGACACGCGGCAGTAGATGGCGCAACGGATCTCTTGGGCTGGTTGCCTTGTTCCACGCCTCGCCCGTTTCGATCCGTGCCTCACTTCCGATTATCTCCATCGTTAAGCCGGAAGAAGTGATAACCATTCCAGTGAGAACCGGTGACGGCTTTGGCTACGGCGGTCAGCGACCGGTAGACCTCGCCCTCATACTCGAAGCCCGTATCCAGAATCGTCACGTGGATCTTCGCGCCACGATACTCTCTGGTCAGCACCGCCCCGGGCATCGGAAGCCGTCGGTCATGAGAAGGGCTGAAGG